CATTTTCAAAAGCCACGATTCCAACTTACGAAACTTTTCCGTGAACTCCAAGATGTTTTCGGGAGTGATGTCTCCGTAATAAAAAAGTTCGTTGCCGACAACCTTGGTGACTTCGAGCGCTTCATCATCTTCAGTCTCACCGTTAAAATACACCATTCTTCAGCTTTTTCTTAATTGTATTGACGTCTCTTGGTTTTAATTTATTTACGACACACAAGTGATTCATGGTGTCAAAATCTTGGGGCGTGATGTTGTACGAGTTGATTGGCTCTAAGTATCCATATCCCGCATATTTCTGTAAAAGGCATAAAGCTTCTATGCAAATGTTATCATTTTTTAACCTGATGCTGTTTAGTTTACGCATGCGCATCTTATAGTTTCCGTGCTTTGTCCAACACGCACCCGGGCGTATTTTTTCTTCTTTCAAAGGGGTTGGCATGTAAAATCTCGGAATCAATATGGCACTCGTTGCGAAAAAAGGCATGACGTTCCAATCGCCACACGACGCGGCGTACATGGCTGAGTCAAAAATATCTGCGTCAGAAAAAGACATGCTCACTCGCGCGTAATCGACGCCTTTTGAATTGACGTAGTTTTCTTGAAAAATACTCCACATGTGTCCATGCTCGGAGAGTTTCTCGGCGTTGAAGTTGTACTCGGGGTCACACAGAATTTTATATATAACCTCTTTCGGGCTTTCAAAAATATCCTTGTCATCCGAACCCTCGAGGTATGATAAATAATCCCTGATGTTGCCCCTGCACTTTAACGCCGCGGATTCGTTGTATCTTTTCGGGGACACCACGCGTAAAGTATCCGGGTCGTGCCGAGGAATCTCTATCATTTCAAAATTAGGATACAAACAAAAGTGCGTGGAAAGCACGACCATGGACCCATTCGAGAGCTTGGTTCCTTCGGACGTTTTTTCGATAACACTCTTTAATATCAAATTATCCGGCTCGTAATCCTCGATGTACAGGTGTTTGTCTGAACCACTGATGAGTTCGGAAAATAAACTTTTCGCACGTAAAAGGTCCGTAGAGAGTTCGATGCTGTTTGATTCATCCAGCGCGTATTCGCGAACGAACGTCTTCCCGGTGCCACACGCACCATAAATGAAAACGTTCTTGTTTTCTGCGAGGCATTGTTTGAATTTTTCAATTCTCGCGATGTGAATATTTGTGTCATCAGGGGGTTTCTTTTTTTGTCGGGTGATTTTAATAAACTTATCCATGACTGATGCGGACAATAAAGATTTGACTGACCAGGCCTTGGAAGTCCTAGAAGAAAAGGTTATCACTCCTTTAAAAAAGAAATTGTTCCCATACATGTGCGCGGTGGGTGCATTTAATGTGATCATCTTGATTCTATTGATTTTTATTTTGATGCGGGGAAGATGAGTGTATCGAGAGTCGTGCGCACGCAAAAAAGTCTATGCAACACAACACCCGAAATGAATACAAACAAAAGGACCCACCAAAAAGAAAACGTCGTCTGTCGACTCAGCAGGTAGGCACCGAGTATGGTGGCGAGAACATCGAACATCGCGAGCCCTCCAACTCTGTAACTATGCACACCTTCCCCGGGTTTACCGAGGGCGTCTTTATATTTGCAGAACATTAAGATACGTATACATTTAAATTTCACCCTCCTCCTTTTCTTCTGGAATTGCAATAGCCACTTCCATGATTTCCGCGCGTCTGGAGAGTTCTTCATCCAACTTTTGATTCCTCTTGCTCACCGCCGTGAGTCCACGCAAACTTTCCAATTCCTTCTTTGTCTCATCTTGCTGTCTCTGTGCGATGGTATCGACGACTTTTTTGAAAAACTTTTTAGGTGGTGCGCTCTCTGTTTGTTGAATATTTTTCAAATCATTCATGAGTTCTTGTCTGCTCTTGTCCGATGGGAGGAGGCCCTTCATTTTAGAGACGACTGAATTTTCCAACACCGCACTGAACGTCTTGATGGGGTTGATGTGAATAATTTCAGGCTTCGTGATGTCATCGTCCGAAGGGAACTCTCTTTCGAAAAGTTCTAAAATAGAAGCAGGAATAGACGGACTCTGTTCAATGAGTGCGTCGTATTCCCCTTTCAACAACTCGACCATGTCCGAGCCGTCGCGCGACCTATCAACCAAAGGCAGTGCGAGCTCCAGACGAACGACGCGCGAAAACTTCCCAAACTGCATCGCCGCGACGCGATGGGCTTCCATCAGTTCACTGATTTTCAGAAATTGCGCAATCGTCGCCACGAGACCGGCAATCAGATTCAAACCACCAATACTCGGCGCCACGTACGGCTTGAGACCCTCGGGAAATTGTTCCTGGGCAAAGTTTGCGGTGCCCGTCAAGGTCGAGAGCACAATCACGGGCAAAGTATAACGCATGTTTGATTGCCTATATCTCAAGAAAGCCTGGTAGTGCATGTACCTGTAACAGGCCGCACTCTCCCCCCATCCTTTAAGTATACATTCTTGCTGCGGGTGCCATATTTTTGGAATTTTTTTATCTTTTTCCATCTTAGAATAGATGAATATAATTTTCGCACTTCACACGATTTTCCTTCTGTTTCTAATCATCATTCCATTCGTAAACGATGACAGACTTTTGCAGATGTACTCCATCCTCATTCCATTCATATTTTATCACTGGAGCGTGAACGACGACACGTGCGCGATGACGCAGTTTGAAACCTACGTCACTGGGAAGAACAAGGATGAAACATTTTTTCATCGACTCGTGTCCCCTGTGTATAAGATGGATGACACAGCCGCGAACAACTTGTTAAAATCAATGTTGTTTTTCCTGTGGATGTTTGTCCAGTATAGGCTTGAGAGATTCAAGATTGTCGAAGATGATTTAAAAATTCTTCTTTCTAAATATAGAGTCAAGAAGAACTAAGTACTGACAAATCAGTGCAATATTTTTTATGATACCCTCTCGGTCGTTCATTACATTTAAAGAGTCTCCAACCTTTTAAATGTATGCGAAAGGTTCTCGCCATCGATGTCGGATACTTAAACATGGGTTTAGTCTTCGCCGAGTGCGAGGGCGCTAAAGTCAACCCGGTGTGGATGAAAAAGGTGAGTTTACATGATTACAAATACATTCATAGTAACGACATCGTAGACCTCGTTCCGTTAATGGTCAACGAACACAGGGAATGGTTCGATGCGGCGGAACACATACTCATAGAACGGCAGCCACCCGGGGGATTTCAAAACATAGAAGTGTTGTTACACTACATGTTCAAAGATAAAGTCACGTTAGTGCATCCAGTGTCCATGCACACACACTTTGGCATGCGACACCTGAACTACGAGGAACGAAAAGAGAGAACCACCAGTATCGCGGAAAAGTACATCAAGGGGGAAGTCCCCTACGAAAGAAAACACGATATTGGTGATGCTTTATGCATGATTGTATATTTCAACTTTAGGACGTCGGTACACATCTTTGATACATTTAGGTTTGCTTCCAAGTCCAACGCATGAAAGGGCGCTTGAACCGACGCATCTCTTCGAGAGCATTCAACAAATTCGCAGGGCTCGAGGACTTGTTCATGGCCGCGACGTTGACGTATTTTTGAGTCTCTTCTTGTTGTTTCTTCGTGAGTTCTTCATACCGCTTCTTGACGCGATTCGAGAGCACGGCTTTCGCGTTCACCACCGCCTTGGAATAGTTGGCCTGGTCTTGATACAACAGCGCCTTCTTCGAGTAGTTTGTCCAATTACGGGACTTGGCCAAATCCTCCACCATCTGGTTTTGTGTGAATTTCACATTCCCGATGGGTGAGACATTTTTCGTAGCAAAAGGACTCGCCAGTGTCTTTGTTTTGTTGTGCGTCGACTTCAAGGTATTCAACTTTTTCATCGCATTGAACAACTCCTTGGGGGACGAGTTCTTACTCACGGCGTTGGAGATTTGCTTACCACTCACGAGGATTCGGTTGGGGAGCGCGCGCGCCTTATTCAACACCCGCTCGTAAAGCATCGGGCGTGCGTTTTTAACAGCGGTGAGATAGTTGGGGATTTTCTTATCCTTGTAGTTTGCCAACTTTTTCTGAAACGTATACAAGTTTGTCGCGCTACCGAGATTCTTCGCCATGACATCGAGGCGGGGTTCTTCGTCATTCACTTCCGTAAACATTTTTCGCAGGTCTCCAGGCCTGACCATTGTAGTATAATTTATGACTAGATTTTATTTTTAATTTCTTGACAAATCTGAGCTCTCTTCTTTTTCCTGTCGCTCGTGTTGATGTTCAGACCAGTGGCAATGTTTTGCATGTTCTTCTTTTTCAAACGACACGCGCGCGTTTTCACCATAGCCGTCCACTCTTGAATGAGACGCTCGACCTCAGCAATTTTGCGGTCCGAACGCGCCTTTGCAATCTTTCCAAGTTGTTTGAAATCCGTGGGCGTAAAGCTCGCTCGTCGCATCACCTGTCCGAGCATGCGTTGGTACATGCCCTCGACACGGCGCTGTTCGCGTTCGCGTTCTTGCAACGCACGAAGACGCATGACTTCTATCATCGACCCCCTGGTATTCAGATTTCGTAGGGCTCGTGCCATGTCGCGCTCTTCCCTCCCGCGTTTATTGCGTATTCTCTTCGCCTCGAGCGCCAGTCGCGCGGCTTCCGCATTTCTCCGCGCTTGCAGTTCGTCTCGTTTCTTTTTTTTACGAACAACTTCGTCGATCACGTTCGCTTTTCTTTTCTCAACCATGAGTATATATAATACATGAAGAATAAAAATAAAACAAGGCTCATGTATGCGACCATCCTCGTGTTGGTCTCGGTCGTGCTTTACAACTGGTACAACCCCAAGGAAGTGGTCGTGCCAGTGCGAGTCGAAGTGCCCGTGCCGGTGCGCGTGCCATCCGAACCGGTGCGACGAGAACCCGAATACAGGGGACCACCCATCAAGAAGTACAAACCGGGACACATGCAGCAAATGGGGTTGTTGGTCGGTCCGGGGAATGAGACGCTGCCCCTGTACGGCAAAGAGGCGCGTGGGTACAGAGACCGCTATAACTATTACACGACGACGTCAGGGGAACAGATGTACCCAGTGCCCGTGACACACGAAGGTCGCGAGTGTACCGAGGACATTGGATGCCCCGAATTCTATGGGAATGAGAGTGTTGACGTTCTCGGGAAAGATGGTCAGTACAACGTCAAGATGTACCGGACGGATGATTTCTTCTAATCGTGTCGTACTCAATGGCACTGAGCCCCACACTTTTTGCACACTTTGCTTTCAGAGCTAAGAGTTCTTGAACATCCTCGTCGTATAGGTTGTTGAAGAATTCCCTCTTCGCTTGCATGTCGCTCAATTGCGCCCCATTCTCCTTCATGGCTTGCACGTACGGCCACGTGTGTTTACGGAGGCAGTGGACCTCCTCCCTCAACTGGACGAGTTCAGGGAGAATGACATCTCTCACTATATTTTGCAATTCCTCGAGGGTTGCGGGTCTCCAGGACATTTGTATTTAAACGTTTGTAAACTTTATTTTAAATCTTTTAGAAATAAACTTTTTTGCATCATCAAGGGTTGGGTACGACCAAAGTAACCACCGCGACCAGAAACCCGCGGTACCCACACCCGCCGCGGTCCACAACTCTTTACGACTCGTGTTCACGGCGAGCATACCACTTTGAATTTTACCAGGTCGGCTCTCTTTCAAAACCGACCCGGGAATAGAACCACCGTGACGTTGCACGTACAGACGCATTCGTTCAGGGGTCTTGTGAAGGGTGTAGTCGGAATACCCACGCGCACCAAAATCAACATACCTTCCAGTTCTAAAGATAACCCTAAATTTGTGTTTAGGACTGGGAGACCTGATGAGTTTCACCTCAATCATATCTTACGTTTCACATATATTTTTTTACATCATGCACTTTGCGCAATACTTTTCAACTTTTTGCACGCGCTTGTACGCGTACAAACCAACGAGACCAGCCAACGCGGCGGTGTAGGCGACGTTGTTCATGGTCTTTCGCATGAAGAACAACGCCAGGACGATGACGAACATCAAAAGTTCCTCCATGCTCGGCATGAAAAAACGAGCATTCAGGTCGGGCGTTTCCTCAGTCGGTTCGGGGGCGGTGTACATCGAGCGCCTGTATCCTGGCATTTTTAATATATACAAAGAAATTAATGTGGTGGATCGCGAGCGTGCCTTTCGCGTTAGTAGCCTGGGACTATTGCAAACCTCCCATGGATGTGTTATATTTTCAAAACCCATGGCGCCCCCTCGTGGGCATGCGAAATACCCTCGTCGACATCTTCTGTGGTCAGAGGGAATATCATCCATTTGCACTTTGGGAGATTGGGTTTAATTTTGGAAAAATACGTAGATGTTTTTTTGAACACGAGGGGAGTGTCACGAAACATTACTTCCACGACAAAGATGCTTGGTTTCCCAAAAACGACAAGTATTATTATTACAATGTTTGTGATTTTCCATTGATACAAAATATTATTAACAAAATTCCAAGCGTTGACAAAGAAACAGGGGTCATCGCAGTCATAGAAGGACCGATGCACATCCCAGCCCACAGGGCGGAGAGTAATTTACAACTTCGCTACCACATGACCTTAGAGGGTGATGGCGACTGCACGCTTTACACGTGGACACATAAACACGTACACGAAACTGGTGAGGAATTCATGTTCGATCACGCAAAATATCATAGCGTTGAAAAGTTAGGTTCCTCACGGCGGGTGACGCTAATCTTGGATGTAAATCGCTTCTGACAGGGGCCGGTGCCTCTAATATGACGCATTCACCGACTTCGTTATACGCCTCTATCAAAACGGTTTCTTTGAAAACTTCGCGACGACGGACTTCTGGGGGTCCCCCAAACAGAAATCGCATAAACATATCTATACTTTTTAGATACATAAGAATATGTATCTAAAAAGCAAGGTATTTCTCTTACAGGGATTCGAACCCTGGTTGCCCGGTTAACAGCCGAATGTCCTAAACCACTAGACGACAAGAGAGTGTATCCAATCACCCGGAATCGAACCAGGGACCCACTGATGACAGCAGATGTTAGTCGTGAGACTACAGTCAGTTGCTCTTCCAACTGAGCTATGATTGGCTACAAGTATATAACGATTTAATTCTTTAAGTTATTTATAAATAAAATAAAAATATAATTTAAATAATAATGTTACTCGCATTAGTGCTCGTCATTGTACTTGTGATCATTTTAGCGATGAGCAAGGAAAAGTACGAGTATAAGTCATATCTCCTGACCATCCCGAGTGCCCAAGAACGCCGAGATGTGTTTTTCGCACATCACGACAACGACAAGCACCCCGTGGAGGTTGTCTACGGCCAGGACACGAGAGACGTGAGGAATGCTCGTAAATTCGAAAACATGATCCAGCCCGAGTTCTTTGATAAATCTGTGGAGATGCACTACGATTCGAGCGTGGCTCGCCCCAATATGAGTTATTTCAACATGGGTGCGATTGGGTGCTACTTTGGACACTTGGAGATTTACGACAGAGCCATCAAAGACAGCGTGAAATACGCACTCATTTTCGAAGACAACGTGGTCGTCAAGTCGCACAAACTCTACGATGAAGTGCAACGCGTCATCAAGGAGAAGGGGGACAACTTCGAGGCGTGCTTCTTCCACTGCCTGTCCCACCTCCCAGCCCCCGAAGACCCGGAGCGCGTGCTTTGGATTTCGAGCACGAAGTGTTACCTCGTGCACGTCCCGAATATGAAAAAATACCTGCCCACCTTTGTACCGATGAATAACCACGTCGACCTCAAGTTTGAAGACATCATCGCCAAAGGCGCGCGAGTGTACTACCGGGACACGCGCAAATACCTCGGCATAGACCGACGAGTTCCGTCTATGATTGGGCACAGAAGTGAAGAAGATGACCAATTCTTTTCACGTCAGTACCCGAAAGTTCCGCGTTCTCAATTAGTGAAAGGGTGGTAGTTTACAAAATGTATGGGTGTCTTTTTCTTTCCTCCTCGTTTCGAATCAACTGCGTGATTGCGAGGAACAGCAGAGTGACGAATATGGTGTCTTCGAAGTCACGCACCGCGGCGAACGCCAACAGCACGAGCACGAAGAATTTCGTGAACGTGTTCGCGACCAGCTTGTCGATAACCACGGGTTTTTCGGTTATCCCGGAGGCACCGAAGACGCTGTGGATGAGGATGATGATGCCGTAGACGAGTGGTCCGTTGACGACGTCTTCAGTCTTAGATAAGTAGTCAAAATCAGCATGGATGACAAGACCCGCGACTGAAAGTATAGCCAGTAGGGCAAGTACAATATTGTTCTGAAGATACATATATATTTACGTAACATTAAATTCGTGCGAGAGAATTATTCAATGGATAATGTGCGTATTCTACAATTTCTTCCCCCCCGACACAGACAAAATTCACGTGTCCCTGTGCGTGTTCGAAAGCTTGGCGAGCAGCCCTGGACGCGGTGACATTGTCATAAACACATGGTTCGGCGGTGTGGATGAGTTCCGAGGGCTTGATAACCTTAACGTCGATGCTGTAGAGTCCGATGGCGTCCATGATGTACTTATAATTCACACACTCACTGACGACGACGACGCAATGACCATTGATGGCGAACGCGTGTTGTACATCAAACACATAGTTTTCTTCGCTTTCTGGGGTGATGACGACATCGACGACGGGTTCGGACATCGACGTGTATCGCGACAATTCACCAGATTTATCTGCGATTTCCAAAAAAACCACGGCGTGTGCGCTTTGCGCGAGCACGTGTGCCTTTTTGATGTATTGCACGATTTCCTGAACTTCGCTTTGAAATCCAAACCCCGTGATGCCTACGACATTCGTATGAATGCCGAGCGACGTTAATTTTTTCGCGTCAACCTGGACATCTCGGTCTCCGATGCAGTACAGGACGTCGAGGTTATTGAGATGTCTCTTTGCGAGTTTCGGGTGGAGGGGTTCACG